CCTTTTTATCGGATGCGGAGAACACTCCTAAAAATCACTCTGTTGATGTGTCTGTATGGAACGGAAGCACAACAACAAATTACACAGGAGCGAATGTAAATTTTAGAGATTTCGCTTTATTAGATATATCTCCACGAGCAATTAACGATTATATTGCTTCATCAATTATTACTTCTACTACTGTTTACTATGATGTTAAAATAAAGATTGCAGGTAATTTAAGAAACACCGCAAGAGTGTATTTAAGTTGTACTCAAAACGATGTAGTTACTTTACATTATTTAAATGCTCTTGGTGGTTACGATACAATGGATTTTACCGCAGTTAATAGACAAACCAGAAACATAGAAAAGAGTTCATTCGAAGGAATAGAATGGGAATATTCAAGTAACTATATGAACCGAGCAAACACTTATGGTGTAATGTATGGTGGTAGTAATCAATTTGCTACGAGACAAAAATTAACTTACAGATTAATTTCGGATTGGTTAAGTTATATAGATTATTTAGCAATCAAAGAACTGATTGGTTCTTCGGAAATATATTTAGAAAGAGGTAATAATTTTATTCCTGTTCAAGTTGGTACAAATACTTGGGCAGAGAAAAAGCGTTACGCAGATAAGACCTACAATTTAGAATTAGATATCTCAATAGCGAATAACATAAACTCACAATTCAGATGATAACTGAAATCTACATAGAAGATAATAGGTTAGATTTAAGCAAAGATTTATCATCAGAGTTCACTTATGCTATTGATGATATACAAGATTTTGCTGCAAGAAATACAGGTTTTTCCAAAACTATAATCCTACCGGGCAATGCAATTAACAACAAACTATTCGGTCACATATTTGAGTTTTCATCAAGTAACTTCTATGATAGCACCGCAGATAACGTGGGTTACAACTTCAACGCTTCCAAGTCAGCAAGTTGTGTTATTTATGTAGATAAGATACAAGTATTTAAGGGTATTATTCGACTATTAGAAATAACTATTGATAGGGGAACGATAGAATATGAGTGTGTTGTATTTGGGGAATTAGGTGGCTTTGTAACGGCTTTAAATAACGATAAATTAGAAGATTTAGATTTTAGTGCGTATAATCACGTTTGGAATGCAACAAATATTTTAGCTTCTTGGGAACAAGCCTCTGGAACTACTGCTTCGGGAATGGGATATTATTATCCGCTCATTGACTATGGGCAAGTTCTTACTAATAAAAAGCATTGCAGTTACAAGGCTTTCCGACCTGCTTTATTTGTTAAAGAATACATTGATAAAATTATTACTAATTCTGGTTATACATACGAAGCACCTTTCTTTGATACAAACTTATTTAAGAGATTAGTAATACCAAACAATCAAAGGTTTTTAAGTAATAGTTCAGATGTAGCTTTTAGTGGAACATTTACTGCATTGAATGGAGATTTTTTTGGTTCTCCTACACCAAGACCTTTTTTATCTATTCCAAGTATTTTTAATCAAGGGTATTTTACTCCTTCTAACTCTTTTACTCGTTTTACTTATACAGGTGCAGCGACTATACAAATAAGATTTGAATTTACAATCATAGGAGAAACAACAGATAGGACTTATATTTTAATCAACAAAAACGGAACAGGTGCCGAGACATTTCCTATTGAGCAAGGTTTGTTTAGTTATGTTGAGCAGAGTACAGGATACATATCATTGGCTACAAACGATTATATTGAATTTAGATTAGATTGGGATGGATGGGCAACAGGGGATGATGTGAGGGTAGAGACATATCAGTTTGATACCAAGTTTAGAACATCAAGCACTCAAGCCGTTCCTTTAAATTTAAACGAAACAATCTTTATTAATAATACAATTCCTAAAGGTGTTTTCCAAAGAGATTTTATTGCTTCTATTATTAAAATGTTTAATCTGTATATAGTAGAAGATACAACAAGATATAAGCATTTAATAATTACTCCTTACATAGATTTCTATACAACAACTGCTAATTTTTTACAAGTTAATGACCTTGAAGAAGAACTATTAGTTGATAATCTTGATTTACTTTTATTAGATGATTATACTGCATCGCATTTAGATTGGAGTACAAAAGTTGATAGAAGTAAGCCTTTCAAATTAAAGCCAATGTCGGAACTTAATGGAAGGTTCTTCGAGTTTAAATATAAGAGCGATGTAGATTATTACAATGAAGATTATGCAAAGCATTATGCTCAAGGTTATGCTGACCATATCGAAGATACCGGCTATGAGTTTGCAAACGATAAACAAACCAATGAAGTAATATTTTCAGCTACTCCTTTATTAAGTTATCAAAATGATGATAAAGTTTATCCGACTATTTTTAAATTAACTAATACAACATCAAATACTCCAACCGAAGACCCGATAGACCATAACATACGAATAATGCAAGTTCGTAAAATAACAGGAGTTAGTTCTTGGGATTTAAAAAGCGATTCTGGTAACCTTGTTAATAACTTAACATATTATGGTTATGGTGGGCATTTAGACGACCCGGATGCACCAACATCAGATATTAACTTCGGTGTACCTAAAGAGATTTATTTTTCTTTATCAGTTTCTTATCCTTCTGCTAATTTGTTTAACGGATTCTGGAGTGATTATGTTGCAGAGATTACCGATAAGGATAGTAAACTTTTAACTTGTAATGTTTATTTAAAGATAACCGATATCTATGGTTTAGATTTCTCAAAACTGATATATATAGATGGAGCCTTATGGAGATTAAATAAAGTTATTGACTACAACCCTACGAACCCCGAAAGCACTAAATGTGAATTTTTACGAGTAATTGAATTAACATACGCATAATATGGCAAGAAGTATAGTAGATGTAATTATTAATGTTGTAACAGGCAATGCTAATAAGAAAGTCGATGAATTAGATAAAAATGTCGAAGGCTTAAATAAGACAACAAAAGAAGCCGAGAAAAGTGCTAAACAAGCGAGTGGAGCATTTGCAACAATAGGTAATGCAATTAAATCACTTGGTATTATTAGCGTAATTGCAGGAGCATTTAATTTCTTCAAAGAGACATTACTTAAAAATCAAAAGGTAGCGGATGCGTTAGCAGCAGTTTTTAATACGATATCAACTGTTATTAACAATCTTATTTCTATTTTTATTAATGTAACTGACCAAGTTTCAAAGAGTACAAATGGATTTGAAGCGTTAGGAAAAGTAATGAGTGGTATTTTAACTCTTGCTATAACTCCTTTAAAATTGGCATTTGATGGAATCAAACTTGTTATTAGTGAAGTACAACTTGCTTGGGAAAAATCTTGGTTTGGAGATAAAGACCAGACAAGAATAAAAGAATTAACTCAAGAGATTAATGGTATTAAGGATAATCTTGCTCAAACAGGAGCAAATGCGGTTAACGCTGGTAAGGACATTTACAATAATTTTTCTGCTGCGGTTACTTCTGTTGGTCAAGTTGTTAGTGGAGTTGTAGATAAGGCTTCTAAAATGAATGTAGCGGCTATCTACGAGCAAAGCAAAGCTACTATTGCTTTAAAGAATAATGCTAAAATAGCTGAAGCACAATTACAAGGATTAGTTGAAAAATACGATAGACAAGCAGAACAATTAAGACAAGTAAGAGATGATGAAACAAAGAGCATAGATGAAAGAATAGAGGCTAATGCTCAATTAGGAAAAGTTTTAGATGAACAAGAAAAAGCATTAAAGAAACTTGCACAAGCAAGAGTTGCAGCAGCAGCAGCAGAACTTGCACAAAATAAAGACAATGTAGATTTACAAGCAGCATTGATACAAGCACAAAATGAAGTAGCTGCGGTAGAAGCAAAGGTCGCTGGTTTAAGGTCAGAACAATTAGTAAATGGCAATGCACTTGCTAAAGAAAAATTAGAAATTGATAAATCGGTAATTGCTTCCAACAATAAGATTGCGTTAGACCAAAAGAAAAACAATGCTGATTTAATTCTTGATGAAGTACAAAAGTTAGAAACTAAAAAGGCTCTTTTAAAAGAAGAAGGCGATTTAGAATTAACAAGATTACAACAAAACATTCAAAATACAAAGGCTGGAACTGCTGCAAGAGCAGAAGCAGAAATAGCATTCAATGAAAAGAAAGCCGAACTTGCAAATCAAGGTGCAGCATTAGAGCAACAAATTGGTGTAGCAAGATTAAACAATGAATTAGCAACAATAAAAAATATTGTTAATGCTAACATTGACCAACGAAAGGAACAATTAGAATCAGAACAATCTGCCATAGATACTGCTTTTGAAAACAAACTAATTAGTGAGCAAGAATATAATGCTAAATTAAAAGAACTTTCTACACAAAGAATTGCGATATCTCAAGAAGAGTTTGACCTTGTAGTTAATAATGTAACTAAAATTAGAGATAGCTTTGTTAATGTAGTTAGCGAAGCGGGTAAGAATTTAGATTATCAGCAACAATTATTAAAGCAAAGTTATGACCAAGGATTAATAACACAGGATGAATATAATAAACAAAGTGAGGAATTATCAAGGAAAAAAGCCGTTCAAGAAAGAAATTTAGCCTTGTTTAATTTGGCTATTGACACAGGGGTAGCTATTGCTGGTATCGTAAGACAAGCAAGTAGAAATCCCACTAACTTAACACCGCCTCAATTAATTCTTGACATTGCGATTCGTAGTGCTGCGGTTTTAGCTAACATATTCAAAGCGAGAAATGCAATTAATCAAGCTAAATTAACAAGTCCTTCAAGTATCGGTGGTGTTGGCGGTGGTGGTGCTGCTCCTGTTGTACCATCTGCTCCGTTAGTAAATACAAGAACACAACTTGATTCAACAACAATTCAGCAATTAGGTTCAGCAACAAATAGAGCGTATGTAGTTGAAAGTGATGTAACTAACTCACAAGAAAGAATTAGAAGAATTAATAGGGCTGCAAGATTAAGTTAAAATCTATTTATATTTATGGAAAAAGAATTACCAATATACCGATTAGATATAGTTGAAGATTTAGAATCAAATGTTGAAGTTGATTTTGTAGCGTTAGTAGATAGACCTGCGATTGAGAAATCATTTTTAGCTTTCCAAGATTCATATTCCGATTATCCGGATTCAGTTAGTAATAACGCAAAGGCTGCTTTAAAATGGGCAGATGAAAACGGATGGGGTTCTTGTGGTACTCCTGTTGGAAAGCAAAGAGCCAACCAATTAGCCAAAGGCGAACCTATTTCTTTTGAGACAATTAAAAGAATGTACTCCTTCCTTTCAAGGCACAAAGAGAACGCACAGAGTTCAAAGGGTTATGGAGATGGGTGTGGGCAATTAATGTACGATGCGTGGGGTGGAGCAAGTGCTTTGAGTTGGGCAGAGGCTAAAATAAACTCAATAGAAAAACAAAAGTTTGCCATTCAAGATGAAGAGGAAAGGATTATTTCCGGTGCTTTGATGTTAGCCGATACTCCTATTTACCGAAACGATGCCAATGGGGAATACTATGTTGTTTTTACTAAAGATACTATTAAAAAGATTGCTCAAAAATACTTTAAGAAAGGTTACCAAAATAACGTAAATTTGATGCACGATTCCGGTCAAGTAATGGATGGGGTAACAATGTTTGAGAGTTGGATAGTAGATGAAAACAGAGGGATAAAACCGATGAAGGGTTTTGAAGATGTAAAGGATGGTAGTTGGTTTGGTTCTTTCAAAGTTGAGAACGATGAAGTTTGGCAGATGATTAAGGATGGCAAAGTACAAGGGTTTTCGGTTGAGGGGATATTTAATTACAAAACTCAATCGAAGGAAGAGAAGATGATGCAAGACATCATTGATATTCTAAAAGAGGTTTCATAGTTAGTTTTCATAGTTTTGTTTGAAGGGGGGTGTTTCTACACTCCCCTTTTTCTATTTGGTCACTTACGTAAGTGTTTACTATTTATGGGTAAATTCTTTATGTCTCCACAAGAAGCATTATTAAAAATCAAGGCGATGTTCGCTGAACAACAAGAAGTTGTTGCTCCCGAAGTTGCCGTAGCCAATTTCGCTGAATATGTTTTAGCGAGTGGTGTTAAAGTTATGGTTGATAAACTTGAGGTTGGCGGTAAGGTTACTCTTTTAGATGAAGCCGGGAATGAAGTTCCTGCTCCTGTCGGAGAGCATACTCTTGCTGATGGTTCTGTTATCGTTTTAGATGAAACAGGCACAATCCTTGAAATCAAAGTTCCAGAAGTTGAAGTAGAAGTTGAAGCACCTGAATCTGAAGTTGAATTAATGAAGAAGAAGGTTGCTGAAATGGAAGCACAACTTGAGGCTTTAAAAGGTTACAAGAAAGAAGCTGAAGTTAAAATGAGCGAGAATATTGCTCAAATGAACGATAAGTTCTCAAAAGCTATTTCTGAACTTACAGATGTAGTTATCGAACTTACTAAAACTCCTTCAGTTGCTCCTACTCAACCTAAACAATTCACAAAGCATTTCGAATCTAAAAACGATAAAATCTCTCGTTTTCTTTCTAATTACGCAAAATAAATTTTTAAAAACTTAAAATTTAATAACAATGGCTTTTGATGTTTCAGCATTAGCAAATTATACCAAAGAGAATGAAGCTCTATTGGTAACTTCTTCCGTACTCGGAAGCAAAACCGCTTCTTTGATTAAGAGTCAAGGAAACGTTATGGTAGGTGTAAAATCTGCCGAGACTATCAACATTATGGATACTGACGCTATCTTCCAAGCAGGTGGCTCTTGCGGTTTTAACGCAAGTGGTTCAACTACTTTCACGCAGCGTACTGTAACTGTTGGTAAGATTAAAGTAAACGAATCTCTTTGCCCTAAAGACCTCGAAGCAAAATATTTGCAGAAGGCTTTACCAGAGGGAAGCCGTTACGATTCAATCGCTTTCGCTTCTGACTATACAGACAAGAAAGCGGCTCGTATTGCATCTCAACTTGAAACTGCTATCTGGCAAGGTTCAACAGGAAGTGCAAACGTAAACCTTAACAAATTCCAAGGTTTGGTTACTTTGGTTGGTACTTCAGCCGTTGAAGCTAACAACGCTACTTATTACGGTGGTACTGCAACTGCAATCACTACTGCGAATGTAGTTGCTATCTTCGATGCTCTTTACAAAGCAATCCCTGCAACTGTTGTAGCAAAAGATGATATGACTATCTGGTGTGGTCAAGACGTATTCCGTACTTATACAATCGCATTGAAGAACGCTAATATGTTCAACTATGCTTTCGATGGTAAGGCTGATAGCGAGTTCTTCTTACCCGGTACTCCGATTAAAGTTGTAGCAACTCCCGGTTTGAACGGTGTAAATAAGATTTATGCTATCCGTTTGAGCAATATGTTCTTGGGAACTGACCTTCTTAATGAAGAAGAGCGTTTCGAACTTTTCTATGCTAAAGAGGCTGACCAAGTTCGTTTCGTAAGCGAGTTCAAGATGGGTGTGAATGTAGCCTTCTTGGATGAGATTGCTTCTTTCATTATCTAATTAAACGAGTGGGTAGCTTTAAGGGTTACCCACTCTTAACTAATAAAACTTAATAAAATGGCTTGTGCTTTAACACAAGGATACACACTCGATTGCAGAGAAAGTTTAGGCGGTATCAAAGCGGTATGGTTGATTGCTCACGCTAACGTGAGTTCAGTTACCGAGGCTTCTGGTATCGTTTCTACTATTACCAAAGCAGCGAATAAAGTATTCTACAAATATGAATTAGTTAAGAATACAGGTACTTTGACTGAAACTATTACCGCTTCCGTAGAGAATGGAACTGTGTTTTATGCTCAAGAACTAACTGTTGTTCTTAACAAACTTCAAGCAAATACAAGAAATGAAATCTTGTTACTTGCTAAAAATACATTAATGGCGGTTGTTCAAGATGCTAACGACAAATATTGGTTGTTAGGTCGCTACTCTGGTTTAGATGTTACCGGAGGTACTGCTGCTACCGGAACTGCACAAGGAGACCGCAATGGATATTCTTTAACTTTCACAGGTGGCGAGAAAGAACTTTCTCCCGAAGTTGCAAGTGGTATTATCGCAGGTCTGACTTCATAAGAAGCTTTCGTGGTTCGTTATAGGTAGGTAGATTAGCCATCCCTTTGGGGGTGGCTTTTTCTTTATTGTAAAAATCCGAGATTTATCTATTTAGTAGTATGATATATTTAACAAAGGGTGCAACGAGTCAAATTATCCTTACTTTAAAGGAGAAGCAGACTTTATCCGCTCCTAATTATTTATTCGTTTTTACGCATAGGGGAAGTAATATAGAGGTAAAATTTGTGATTCTAAATGCTGCGGATACTTCTGCTTTTAAGGATAGGTTTAATCAATTCTCAATAGTTACAAATACTTATTTTGGAACGCAAGATTCTGGGGAGTGGGAATATCAAATCTACGAGCAAACTTCTACCACGAATACCAACCCTGCCAATGCTACCGGATTAATTGAAACAGGGATTATGAGGCTTAATGAATCTACTTCTTTTACATATACGAAACACCAACCAAATAACACATTTATAGTACGATGATGGATAATTTAGTGATATTAACATTTGCGGAAGCAAAGCAACCTGAATACAGGGAAAAGAAAGGAGTTGGCTATATTGAGTTCGGAGATAAGAACGATTATCCCAACTACCTTTTAAGCCTATACAATAAGAGTGCGAAACATAACGCTATTGTAAAAGGTAAGGTAAATTACATTACAGGAAATGGATGGGCAGCAAAAGAAGATGATGTAAAAGCCGAAGAGTTTATTAATAAGGCTAATCCTTACGAATCTTTGAATGATGTTACACGTAAAGTTTCGATTGATATTGAGGTTTTCGGTGGTGCTTATATGGAGATTGTTTGGAGTAAGATAGGCGGTCAAATCGCTTCTATTAGCCATATAGATTACACAAAGGTTCGTTCTAACAAAGACAATACTCAATATTGGATTAAAGATTGGAACGATAGAAAAGCCGAAGCAGAGGTTGTGTTAGGTTACAATAAAGATTTAAGAGAAGGTAAGCAGATTCTTTATATTAAGGAATACAGACCGGGATTAGATACCTATGCTTTACCGGGTTATATAGGTGCGTTAAATTACATCGAAAGTGATGTTGAGGTTTCAAAGCACGTTTTAGGTAATGCACAAACAGGGTTTTCTGCAAGTAAACTTATTACTTTACCTAACGGAGAACCAACACCGGATGAAAAGAGAAACATTGAAAGAAGATTTACCGAGAGATTTAGTGGTTCGGATGGTAAGAAGTTTATTCTTTCTTTCGTTCAAGATATCGCCAAGAAACCTGCGGTTGATGATTTAGGGGCAAGTGATTTAACCAAAGAGGATTTCGGTAGGGTAGATACAATGATTCAGCAGAACATTTTTGCAGGTCATCAGATAACTACTCCTTCTTTGTTTGGTATTTTGGTTGAAGGTTCTTTGGGTACTCGTTCAGAGATTCGTGATGGATATGAAGTATTTAAGAATACTTATGTAAACGATAAGCAACAATATCTTGAGGGTATCTTTAATTCGTTGGCTGAAATCAACGGAGTTACTACTGAAATTTACATTAAGCCGGTAGAGCCGATTAACTTTGAATTTAGCGAAGGTATTATTTCTCAATTTGCTCCTAAAGAGTGGATACTTGAGAAGATAGGTGTTGATATGACTAAATATCAAACTCCTGTTGAGCCTACGCAACAAGGGTTAATTAATGAGCATCTAAAAGGGATGAAGGGAAGGGAATGGCAGAACTTCCAAAGGATTATTCGTGAATACAACAAAGGAAAGATAAGTAGAGACCAAGCTATCCAAATGCTAAAGAGTGGATATGGATTAGATGATGAAGCTATTAACACTTGGTTAGGCGATGAAACTTACGAGCAAAGATTTGATGATTTAGATACTGTTATTTCTGTATTTGATGAATACGGTACAAAGGCTTCAGAATATGAAGTCATTAAAAGTAGAGAAATATTTAGTAGTCAAGATGCAGATTTAGTTGAGCAGGAGTTTGCTGAACCATTAGTTACTGATTCGGTAGATGCAAAAATTTTAGAAATTATTTCTAAAAATAAATTAGTTCCTCCGAAAGATATTGCAAAAGCAGTTAAAATAACATTACCTAATGTTCTTATAAGAATTGATACATTAGTTGAATTAGGTGTTTTGAATTATGACCCTATTAATCAAGTTTCATCTCTAACAAAACCATTGGATGAATTAATTAAACCAATGAAAACCACATTTCTTGTAAGATATTCTTATGAGTGGAAATCAATTGTTCCAAGTGGGCAAAGAGATACTCCTGCTCATCCTTCAAGACCTTTTTGTAAAAAGTTAATTGCATTAGAAAAGCTATATAGTAGAGCAGAGATAGAGCAATTATCTAATCGGTTAGGATATTCTGTATTTGATAGAGGTGGCGGTTGGTGGGGTAATTCTCCTTCTTGCAGACATAGATGGGTTTCAAAAGTTGTAGTTAAAAAATAAGAAATGAGCAGGAATATACTTTTTATTTCAGTAGATACTATTAAAGACAGAACCGGACTTCACAATAACGTAGATGAAAAATTGGTTAATCCGGAAATCTTAACCGCTCAAGATATGTATATCCTTCCGGCACTCGGAACGGCATTATACGAAAGGTTGCAAGATGGGATTGCTAATAACAATCTGACACAAATTGAAACAAGCCTTTTAGATACTTACATAACACCTACGTTGGTATATTATGTAATGAGCGAACTTCCAATGGGATTGAGTTATCAATTCTATAATAAGGGAATGGTGCGTAAATCGGGAGAAGGGCAAGAGAACCCATCGGCTGCGGAGATTATTGATGTAGCGGATAGATATAGGTCAAGAGCCGAGTTCTACAAACAAAGAATGGTTAAGTATTTAATTGATAGAAGTGGCTTTAATACTTTCCCCGAATATAACAATCCGGGTAATACTTACGATACAATGGTTCCCGAAAGACAAGCCTATACTACTTCGATTTGGTTAGATGATTCCGATTGTTGTAGAGGCAAGAGTTTTGAAGAAAAATATCAAGGTAACATAAATCGTTGTTGTGGCGAATAAAACCTATTCTC